GTACTCCTACTGCCGAAGAATTAAAGCTTATAGATAACTAATTGTAAGGTCTGGTCAGAGCATACGAACATGGTTGTACTGCCAGCCATGAGATTGCAGAATATCTGGATGTCACAGAAGAAGCTCTGCAGGAATGCATTGAATTTTATCGGGATAAATACGGGGAATACAAGACATTCGATCATTACATCATATTTTTTATTCCGCATTTGGCAGTGTTGAAAAAGATATGATTGCCTAGAGCGATTATATAGATACCTGGTATGTTTAAATGAAAGAAACGAAAGAAAAGAGGGATACATTTGTCTAAAGAACTTAACAAAGATGAGGTAATTCGGAACAAAAAGAAGAGCATAAAAGCTTTGAATAAAATGTTAGAGAGTTTTATCAATGATACATCTGAAAAACATCTAAAAAAGGCTAATTTAATTTCCTATTGGCTAAATAGTTATACCAGTTATTTGCAAAATGAAGAAAGTTTCTCTCCTAGCAGGCTTATTCGTTACAAAAGAGGAAGTGTTGTTCGCGTCAATTTTGGATTTAATGTTGGAAAAGAATTAGGTGGACTCCATTATGCCGTCGTTTTAGATAATGATAATAAACGAAATGCTGACGTGCTAACGATTATCCCATTATCCTCAACTGACGAAAAAACTGTACATGAAAGAAATGTTGATCTTGGTTCGGAGCTTTACAAAAAAATCAGTTCTAAGCAAGAGAGTTTACTCGAGCAAGCTGATAAAGAATTAAGTGAGTTAAAATCATTAGCAAATGCTTTGAAAACAGCTAGCGATGCTTTGTATGATTTGAACGCCACGTGTGATGAAAATATTAATGAAAAAATACAAAAAATCGAACAAACACGTAATGAATGTTCTTCAAAACAACAACAATTAGAAAAGCGTATAGCAATGCTTACTAAAAATGGTATCGAAATAAAGAAACTTAAATTTGGTAGTATGGCTGTTGTTAACCAAATCACTACAATAAGCAAACAACGCATCTACGCACCTAAATATTCGGAAGATTTTTTGTATGGAGTCAAATTATCTCCTTCCGCAATGGATAGAATCAATAACAAGGTTAAAGAACTTTATATATTCGACTAGCACTTTATTTATAAAAATTATCTATAATAAATTTGGTTATGTTTTGTTGACACGGGGAATACCTTATAATATAATAATTCTGCAAGGGAGAACCTTGAATCTTGCCTATAGGGCATTAAATAATATCTAAGAATTATTATGTGAAGACCTCGTAGAAATACGAGGTCTTTTACGTTATATAATAATTTCATAAATAAAAACCGCCCCTGCTACCAACAGGAACGGCTTTTCATAGGCAATACCGAAGGTGGTATCAACCAAACTTTTGACCTACATATTGTATCATCTTCGAACAGCTATCGCAAGCAGAACACTAGTTCTCTGCTGGCTGTTATTTTTGTACTCATTTTTAGTGCGACGTCGCACATATATACTAAGGAAGGTGATACATATGCAATACGAAGAATATCTTATCTATCTCCGGAAGTCCCGAAGTGATGCTTCTCTGGAAGCTATGGGCGTGGATGTCCTGGAACGGCATGAGCAGATCTTACTTGATCTTGCCAAACGAATGAACTTATCCATTGGCGGGATCTACCGTGAAGTCGTTTCCGGAGAGTCTATATCCGCGCGTCCGGAAATGCAGAAGCTTTTATCTGAAGTTGAATCCGGACGTTGGGAAGGTGTACTCGTAATGGAAGTGGAACGTCTGGCGAGAGGTGATACTGTCGATCAGGGAATTGTTCAAAGAGCTTTCCAGTATTCCGGAACGAAAATCATCACTCCAACAAAGACCTATAATCCAAATAATGAATTTGACGAAGAATACTTTGAGTTCGGACTCTTCATGAGCCGGAGGGAATACAAGACAATCCGCCGCCGGATGCGCGCCGGTGTGACTGCTGCCGTGAAGGAAGGAAAATGGCCGTTCAATCAGGCACCCTACGGCTGGCAGCGCGTGAAGCTCGAACATGGGCGTGGATGGGTTCTCGCTCCGGATCCAGACGAAGCTCCGGTCGTGAAACTTATCTTCCGGCTCTATACTGGTCCCGATCGCATCGGAATTACCCACATCTGCAGATATCTGGACAACCGGGGAATCAAGCCAAGGAACGGAGATACCTGGCTGGAATGCAGCGTTATGGGAATCTTGAGGAACATTGTCAATGATCAGCGAGTCGGCATTGGGCGAAGAAAGGTTGTAAAGCAAGTCCAGAACGGCTCCGTCAGCAAAGTACGTCCTCACAGTGATTATGATTTTACCGCTCCGGGGCTGCAGCCACGATTGATTGATCATGATGTATTTCTGGAAGTGCAGGAGTATCTCGCCAGGAACTCTCACAAGCTGCCGGAGTCTTACGGCATAAAGAATCCTCTTGCCGGAATCCTGGTCTGCTCCTGCTGCGGAAAGAAAATGCAGAGAAGACCGGCTTCCAGGGACGGCTCTTCCGGAAGATGTCCATATGACGTTTTAATGTGCAATACCAGAGGCTGTCCCACCATCGGCTCAACGCTTGAGCTGGTAGAGCGTGAACTCATACAAGCACTATCCGACTGGGTAGCTGGATACCAGTTAGATCCGACTCTGGAAGTTGAGAACAAAGTTCCGGAAAAAGAACAGCTTCTCTCTTCCGCTGTCAGCAATCACGATTTATTACTAAAACAAAATGGAAACTTATACGATCTGTTGGAACAGGGAGTCTACACCACCGAGATCTTTCTGGAGCGTTCACACGAATTGCAGAAACGTATCAAAGAATCGGAAGCACATATAGAAATTCTGAAAAAAGATCTGGAATATGAAAAAGAGAAAATAGCAAACATAGAGAACTTCATCCCTTCCTGCAAGGAACTTCTCTCCTGCTACTGGGACTTATCCGTCCAGGACCGGAACAAAGCTCTGAAAATGCTCCTGGAAAGTGTCGAATACACGAAAACGAAGCGAAATCGTAAGGGAGATAAGGATAAGCCTACTTTTACACTGAATTTAAAGCCCCGAATCCCGCGTATTTAGGGGCTTTTTCATTAGCGACAACATTTATGGGCGCAAGAACACGCCCAAAAACGTTCTCGCTTATTTTTCTTCCTTATTATAATGCGTTTTTACAGCGTTTCTGCGTATTTACTGGATATCTTAATCCAGCCCTCGCCGGACTTTAATCTGCCATACGGCATCTTTTCCACGGTCTTCGTTTCCGTGATCGTATAGACCGATTCCGGTGCTTTCTTTCCAGTGTAATCTTTGCCGGGACTCTTGTAAATATTAAGTGCCTGTTTGGTCTTTACTTTGAAAGATTTATCCGCAGCTTTCTTCGCTGCCGGCTTCTTTTCTATCTTCTTTCCGATCAGGCCTTCCGCAATCGCTCTGGCGCATTTCTTATAATCCCATGCATGATAATCGGTTTTATTGTCAACAAAGCAACACTCCACCAGAAGTGCCGGTGCGTTCGTGTGCCGGAGAACATAAAGCTCCGGACAGATCTTCACACCACGGTTGCGGATACCTAATGCTCTGGCAATCTTCGCCGAAATCCGCGTTGCTTCTTTGTATGCTTTGGAATTTTTTGATACAACCAAAACTTCCACTCCGGTACCGCCACCGGAATTTAAGTGGATGCTGACATCCCGCGCTACTGTGTGCGCATTGCATTTTGCTACGATATATCTAAGACAACCGTTCTGGTCCGTCTTCTTATCGCAGGTGCAGTCGTATGCCGTGTGCCCTGCTGCCCGCAGGAGCCGAATCACTTCGCCTTTCACTTTTCTATCCTCTATGGACTCCTTCAAATACCCTACTGCCCCGGATGCACCTTTGCCCTGCGGGCAGTGTCCTGCGTGTATGTTGTATTTTGCCATGATAACCTTCCTTTCTGAACATCCTTATTTCTTATATTTACTCCGATTCCAAATCCCCGCGACTCGTTCCCATCCGCCTGTACTTACCAGATATACAATAAAAGCAGCCACGATTGCTGCGAAAATATAATACCATTCAATCACAATCCGGTAATAATTACACAAGACGATCACACTGATCGGCGTCAGGATCAGTGACACCGCCAGTGCTACAACACTGGTCTGTATCTTCTTAAATACCGGCATCTCTTTCACTGCCTGCACGATCACACTGACCAGAAATGCCAATACGCCGATTCCGGTCAGTAGGTAACTGATATACCGCAGAAGAAGCTCTGCGCTCATTGCTTTTCCCATAATCTATTCTCCTTTTCGTTTCAAATGTAATTCCTGGATCTCTTCATGCATTTTTTCAACCATGCCATTTCCGCCAAGCCTGTGATACGCTTCGTACATCTGGCAGAAGTTCTCATAAGCATAGGACGGAATAGAACCGATCTTCATATACCTGTCGTGGTACTCGATTAGCTGCACCCGAAGAAGCAGCATCGTACCGGCACTGTTTGCATCCCGTTTCTCATTCTCGTCAGCGATACGCTTATTTCGCTCTATGGCATCCTTCTGCTGTCTCTTCTTCTGCTCCTTCAAAAGCCAGACGATATACCCAAGCACGATCGACAGAACGATTCCATATGTCTGTAAGATGATTTCTTTCACTTTCTATTCCTGCTTTCTTTAAATTATGCAAATAAAATAAGACCGTTACGGTCTTGCTCTTGGGGTGTTCATGCGAAATTCTCCTATGAAAATGTTAAATATCCTGACCATGCAATGCCAATGGCATCATTATTGTTGACGTTAGTTGTGCTGTTGATCGTTATTCTCACTTCTATCCATGACTCTCTGACATAGCATGAATACGAAGCCGGTTTTGCATACGCACTCGCAGATGAACCGTGTGTATATTTACCGCCCTGTCTTCCTCGGAAACCATTGTTCGTAGTTGCCTTTACTGCCGATACTCCTACAAGCGGCTTGGACAATGGGACTGAAAATATAACCTGATTACCGCCACCGGTAACATAACCACCAGTGCTGATCTCACATGGAATTTTATCGCCTTTTGTGTAATATGGTTTAAAGGTATCTCTGGTCGGCGGTCCCAGGTACAGATCTGTCTCGTCTGAATACAACTGCCATTTTCCGGCTACTTCATCATGGAGTCCTCGGTTTACTCCTCCATTTCCTACTCCAACGCCTATAGCATTACCAGTTGAAGAATGAACACATTTTATAATATCCGGTGTTTCTATCTCTATGCCAGTATAACGATTAAGGAACTCTGATGGTGTATAATTTTCTGACGGTGAAAATATTGTTATTAATGTATGTTTGTTAATATCGCAGCCATACACACCTAAAGTTATCCTTCCGCCTAACGCCTCATCTGTATACGCGGTAATATGTGAACCAATACCATCTTTATTGCACGTAGCATCTAGTTCAAGTAATGCTGTATGTCTTTTATCTGCTTCAATTCCGGAACGCGCAAAAAAAGTTGCAAAAGCCGCTTGATCTTCCGTTTCCGGAGTATTAGCAAAAGCAGTAGACGCATCTAACTCGATTGCGTACCCCTGATGTCTCATATAAGTCGATTCAAATGTTAGATATTTTAAAAATTCCGTAGGAGCTTGTGGATCGCCATCTGCCGATGTATCTATCGCTGAAATTCTTCCCGTTGAACCACATAGCTCAATAACTGAATCAGCAGAGTTTTTTCCAAGCTCAACCTTCTTCTCTGCATACCTTGCCAATACCGTATTTCCATTGCGGATTTCCATTGCATCCGTTCCAACCTTTACATTCGCTCCTAATGTATCCGCTTCCATATTTCCTACAATCAAGCCATCATCCGTTCCCTGTATATAATTCGTTGCAACTTTCGCCGCAGCGTCAGCAGCCGCCTGCGCCCGATTTGCCTTATTCCAGGCTTCCTTGGCTGCTTCGTAGCTGCTGGACTTCGATACATCCGAATAGCTGTATGTATCATTGGACATTATAGTCAAGATTACAGTGTATAGGGTGCTTGTTGATCCTGACTCGTATGTTGGTTCTGTTGTATTCCAATTTCCACCGGGTGGGATTGCTGTCGGTTTGTTTGGCTTGGCGGCAGTTGAGGATTGCAATAAGTAATATGTTGTAACTGCTTTCACGTCTATAATCCTCGATATCGTAATATCTGCCTTTGCTAAAATTGCCATCCTCTCACTCCTTAATCTTCAAGCTGACATGTATATGCCTGTGCATTTGCAACATCTGCTGCCGATATTGTCGGTGTTTTAGCTGTTGCAATTGCTGTGTCGCTTCCCGTTTTATACCATTTGATTGAGCCAAGTGATCCACAAACTCCTGCATCTGTAATGCTCTGCTCTACCGAGCCTTTCCAGACATGGGCTGTAAGCACTGTCGAACCGGAATTGTTTTTAAATACTGTTCCATTAGATGAAGTGATTGTCAAACTGATCGCATCTGCTCCCGCCGCACCTGTAGAG